CGAAGGCTGGCCGGCGATTATCCGTGCTGTCAATACAACGGATGCAATGAGTGCTACAATCGAAGAAATTCCATACTCACTCCTCCATCATATTACTAATCGCATTACCAATGAGGTTGAAGGCATTAACAGAGTCCTTTATGACCTTACACCTAAGCCTGTCGGCACAATCGAGTGGGAATAAAAGAAAAAACCTCCGAACACCGCATAAATACGGTGTTTTCGGGGGTTTATTTTTGTTTGTGGCTCTATTTTGGCTCTAATTTTCAGAATTTCGCTTTTTATTGAGGTTATCGGCAAGTTCCCTGTGCTTGTTCGGGAACAGATGAGCGTATGTATTAAGAGTTGTTTCGATATTCTCGTGTCCGAGCCTTTCAGATACAAGCAATACATTATATCCCTCATTGATTAACATTGAAGCGTGAGAGTGCCGCAGGTCGTGCACTCTTATTCTTTTTACTCCTGAAAGCTCACAGCAGCGTTTCATTTCTGTTGTAAGGTGTGATTTGGTAAAATAGAATATTCGCTCATCAGGCTCAATCTTATATACGGATGATGTGTATTCCTGAATTTCATCATATAGGAAATCAGGAATTGGCACATTCCTATTCCCTTTTGGTGTCTTTGGCTCAGAAATAATATCCTCATTATTCAGCCTTGCGAAACTCTTGTTGATGTTTATAGATTTGTCCGGCAGAACATCTGCAGGAGTGAGAGCCAATAGCTCACCTGAACGCATACCCGTCCAATACAGAATTTCAAAAGCAAGTTTTGTCGGTGGCTTATCTTCTGCGGCGATAAACTGCTCAAATTCCTCCTGAGTCCATATATTCATTTCATCAGCGTTTTTCTTTCCGACACTTCCGGCAATATGACAAGGATTTTTTGCAAGGTCATAATATCTTACCGCATAATTGAATACGGCTGATAGCTGATTATTTATTGTCTTGATGTAGGTTTGCGAATAACCGCCTGACAATAAAACTTCATTTTGCCATTTTCGGATAGAGGTCGGAGTGATGTCTTTGATTTTAAGCTTACCAAGATAAGGTGTAATTTTTGTGTCAAAAAGGTATTGCTTATTTACTATAGTTGTTTCTCTGAGGCGTGTTTTCATATCTGCAAAATATTCCTCAACAAGCGTTTTGAATGTAACATCACAATCCTTTTGCTCATTGGCAAGAAAATCACGCTCAAATTCTTTAGCCTCTCGTTGTGTCTTAAAGCCTCTTTTCTTCTTCTTATGCTTTACACCTTGCCAATCGGTATAATAAAACATAGCGTACCAAGTGCCTCGTTCTTTGTCTTTGTATGTAGGCATATCGGATCACCTCCCTCATTATGAAAATACCCACTCCCACAATCTGATTATGGGGTGGGTATTGCTGTTTCTGATTATAATATGTAATTGCTAAGCACTTTATTGAATGCCGCAATATCGAAATTGCCCTTAAATTCAAATTTCACCTTGCCGAGCCCTGAAAACCACAATTCAAGTTCACTATCCAAATCTAAAAGGCCTGCAGTTTCAACAGAGAACGCTTGGACCTTGCTGTATGGTAATGAGGTGTAGTCCTTTTTCGTCCCGGTAAGTCCCTGAACATTTATAGCGATAATTCTTTTGTTTGTAAAAATAACCATATCACGAACAGTTTGAAATGCTGACATTATATTTTCACCGTCAACGAGCATTGCCGATACAGCTTTTTCACCGTCTGCATTGTTAATTGGTTTTAGCTTCAAATAAGCAGCGTTTTTGAAATCAATCATTTGTAATTTTCTCTCCTTTTTTGTCTATTTATCAATCACTCTGTCGAGTAGATTAAACGTATTATGATATTTACTGACGCTTTCCGTTATTATATAACTCTCGATTTCATTCGACAGAGCCGCCTCCTTACAATTATACTTACAACCATTGAGAGGAGGTGTTAATATGCGAGAAGAATTATACATAAAGCTGAAAGAGATTGTCAGCAAAATGTCTGATGAAGAATTAGACAAGCTTATTGATTTTTTGCTTTCATTAAAAGCTCCGCATAATCAATGAGTTTCTTCATATCTTCGTCAGAGAGGTTTTTTGCTAAGCTCAAAACCTGTTCCTGTTTTTTCGTCAAAGGCCGTTCCTGTGGGACGGTCTTTTCTGATAACTCAGAAAAAGGAATATTGTAAAATTCACACAACACTTTCTTTTGCTCTTCGACCAATGGCATTTCTCCGTGTTCAATCAAAGTGTACTGATATTGGTTTATCCCCAAAACTTTGGCGACATCAAATAATGACATCTCACGCTGCTGTCGTAATTCTTTGATTTTATTAGCAACATAAGATGAAGTTACAACATCAGGATGAACAGAGAACTCCTCTATACCTAAAAGGAAATCGGTAGAAACGTCAAAATAATTCGCTATTTTCAAAACAATATCTCCGCTTGGAATAGTGCCTCGTTTCCGCCAATTACTCACAAGTCCCCTTGCAAGTCCCAAATCGGCTAACATTTTAGAAATTGAAATATTGTTTTCGTTGCATAGATACTCTATATTGTCAATTAACTTCAAAATCCCACCTCCTAAAAAATGAACAAATGAAGAAATGAAATTTGTGCAATATGACGAACTTTCACAAATGTGAAAAATAGTATTGACATTTTCACATTTGTGAATTATAATTTAAAATGTAGTACAGAGGTAACGGCAAAATCAAATCAATGAAGCTTGCTTCTTCTTGAATTGATTTCCTGAATTTGTTTACCGTAACGTCAAAGTAATTCGCTCATAAATATGTGTCGGACTTTTACACTATCCGTATTTTAGCGAAAATGCCGCAAGCAAGAAAACCTTCGTTAATGGTAAAATCCTCTTGTATTATATCGTCAAAGGTTGTCCCGACAGAGTGCAAAGCGACCAAACTTGTTGCTCTGTCGGTGCAATCACAAATTATACTTAATAATAAGTATATCACAGATGTGAACAAAAGTCAATCCGTTTTGCAAAGAAAGGAGGTTTTTTTGTGAATTTAAAGCGACCTATACCTGATTGGGGTAAGGAAGTTAAAAAGGCACTTATCGACAGAGATATGGATATTAAGGCTCTTGCGAATGAAATTGGGTTTTGTCGGGAGTATGTTTCTCTGTGTATTAACGGTCAGAAAAAATCAGACGATTTAAAAAAGAAAATATGTGATTATCTGAACGTTGCTTGTGAGTAATTTCTTTATACCTATATTTTAGCATAAAAGGCAGGTGAAATAAATGGGATGTAACCCAACGAAAGCCGCAAGTAATATGTATTGCAAATGCAGATTAGCGGCGGCAAAATACAACGACAAGCTAAACAGCCGAGAGGGTGCGGCAGAATTACTTGGTTTATCACCTTCGACACTTGCAAGCTATGAGCTTGATTTGACAAAGGTGGTCCCGGTAGAAAATATTGCTCTTATGGCAGATGTATATAACGCTCCTGAACTGAGGCGTTGGTATTGTACGAATGTTTGTCCGCTCGGTGAGGATATGCCGAAATTGGAGCTTGCAGAACTCGACAGGATAACGGTCAGAACTCTTGCAACTTTAAGAGGCTTATCGGAAGTCAAAGACAATTTACTTGATATAACGGCAGACGGTGTTATCTCACCTGATGAGAAACCAAAGCTTGATTATATTATTCAGACCTTGAAAGAGGTTACAACGGTTGCTCAATCTCTTATGATATGGGCAGAAAAGAATGTTAAGGAATAGGAGTAATGACGTATGGCGAAATCAAATGTAAAAACAATCGAAGTATATGATGTAAATGACGTTATGACAATGCTCGACTGCTCCCGAAGTTATGCTTACGGCATTATCAAAAAGCTCCGTGAGGAAATTGAGAAATTAGGTTATCTGAATATCGTTCCGGCAGGAAAGATACAGAAATCCTATTTTGATAAACGTCTTGTATGTGCAGATGTGGAGGCGAGAGCGTGCGTAAGATAAAATCAAAATGCGGTTATGTGGTTTACGAAACAACGCTTTTAGAGGTCTGCAGGCTTGGCGGTATTGGTATATGTGATAGCTGTAATACTCCTTCGGCAAAAGGGTATTTAATACCGATACTCAACAGGTATTATTGCAAAGAATGTTATGAGCGTTGGAACGAAACAGCGATATATTATCCCGAAGACTTGTGGGTAGAAGAAAGAAATAGCGAATATTACGAGCGTATGATTCCACTCACAACCGAAACGGAGGTTGAATGTATTGCCAAGAGGTAAAAAATCATCTATGACAAAAACAGATTGCTTTGCTTATGATGAAAGAAAATGCAAGGCTCTGAAAGAGAGATATTGCGATTTTGAAAAATGCAATTTCTATAAAACTAAATCGGAGGTAGAAAAATTTGAAACGTCCAAAAAGGTTGACAAGGGCACAAAAAATATTCCTCAGTAAGAAAAAGCTTAACCCTGAAAATTGGTTGCTTGTTGAGGAACGTGCGGATGCCTTAATCATATACAACAAAACGACTAAAAAAGAAAAGGAGGTCAGGAAGTAAATGGGATATTGCAGAAAGTGTCCTGATTGCGGTAGCAATCTTGATCCGAACGAAAAGTGTGATTGTCAAAATAAAAATGAAAAGGAGGCAAACGGATATGACACAAAAGGAAATTTACAGGCGAAAGAAGCTGCAACAGATGAAAAGGCGTCGTAAGATTGCAACATTGGTGTTGGTGGCTTTAGGTGTATTTCTGATTATAACTCTGATTACTTCATTCACAAAGCCGAACAGTGCGGCAGAGGTAACAGATACATACATTGAATACACGGTCAGCAAAGGCGATACGCTTTGGGACATTGCAAGATTTTATAGTGATGATAATGTTGATGTAAGAATTGTCATTCGTGAAATCGAAGAAAAAAACA